CTGGCATTGCAGCGCATGCTGAATCGCAGGCTGATTACGGCCATAAACTGGCCCATGGTGTGGCAATTGTTTGTCTATTGTCATTAATGGTTCAGTTGTTGGCTCTGGTATCATATCACCCGGTGATTCCGCACATTGCGACCGGGCTTCAACTGGCCGCCGCTATCGTGCTGATTCGGTATGATGGCAGGCGGGAGCTTTTGCGTGACATGGCAAACGATATCAGCGATTGTTTTCGTAGTATGGCTGGCGCTGCACGTCGCGCTAATCGTCATAAGGGGCATTAGGCGTGGCGCTGAATCCAAAAGACGCAAATGACATGGCCGTTTCTTCACTGGGTCTTTCTGCCGTCTGGATTGGTGAAAACGCCGTCGAGCTTGTGGGTATGGCCTGTACGGTAATCTCCCTGGTTTTCATTGTGCGTCGGTACTACGGAGACCGCGAAGTGAGAAAGCTGCAGGCCGAGAAGCTGCGACTGGAAATCAAAAATCTGAGGGATGGTGAGTGATGGCTAAAAAAGAAAGCGCGAAGTCAAGGCGTCAGGCATTGGGCTGTAGCGGAAAATGGAGTGTTAAAAAATAATGCCAGCCGGTCGCCCGTCAAAATACAAGCCAAGCACGGCAAAGGGAATTTGTCTCAGGCTAATGTCTGGCCAGTCACTGAATGAAATTTGTGCTATGCCACAGTATCCACACAAGCAAACGGTGTTGAATTGGATTCACAAGTACCCTGAATTTTTCGACCAGTATAAACGAGCGCGCGAAGTTCAGCAGGAGCATTTTCTTGATGAGATGCTTGATATTGCCGATGATGCTAGTAACGACTGGATGGAGCGAAACGACAGGGAAGGAAACTGCGTTGGCTGGCAAGAGAATCATGACTCGGTAAACCGCTCCAAGTTGCGTATACATGCCCGCCAGTGGGTCATGGAGCGAATGGCACCGAAACGGTTTGGTAGCAAGCAGGCGATTGACCATACCAGCTCTGACAGCAGCATGACGCCGAAAGAACCCCGTACTCTCGAAGACTTTTATGCGCCAGACCCTAAACCCAAGCCTTAGGGATTTTTGGACGACAACCACTACGCCAGCCGGTGACCCGGTTATAGGGCGGGTGCTCCACGGTGGGAGAATGTCTTCAAAGTCTCACGACATCGCCGGGTTTTATATTGCCAAATCAAACTTCATGACGCGGCGAATACTTTGCACAAGGATGTTTCAGAACCGCATTTCTGATTCTGTTTACACGTTGCTGGTTGATAAAATCAACGCGTTTGGACTTAAGCACAAGTTCAAGGTTTACGCTGACGCGATAGAGCATGTTGATAACGGTTCTCTTTTTCGATTCTATGGCATCGCTCGAAATGTCGATGAAATCAAATCGTTTGAAGGGGCTACGGACTGGTGGAACGAAGAAAGCCACAACCTGGCAAAAAGTGCATTTCAGATAATTAGGCCCACGATAATGCGGAATGAAGGTGCTGAAATGATGTTTAGCCTCAATCCGCAATTAGTGACTGACTACTCATACCAGCGATTGATTGTTAATCCGCCAAGAGGCTTTCTTGTTCGCCAGATTAACTACCCCGAAAATCCTTTTTTGGGTTCCGGCGCTCTGGCTGACATTGATGCGGAATTTGAAGAAGACACCGATGAGGCTACTCATATTTATCTCGGGGTACCGAAATCAAACGACAATCTGAGTTACATCAAACTGACGTGGATAACGGCTGCAATTGACGCTCACGAAAAACTCGGTATTGATGTGTCAGGGCCAAGGAATGTCGGCTATGACGTTGCTGATGATGGCGGGGACAGGTGCTGTGCTATTGCGTTTGATGGTGGTATTTGTGCTGACCTGGACGCGTGGAAGGCCCAAGAAGATGAGCTTGAAGAATCGGCACTTAGGGCTTGGAGAAAGGCCGGGAATGGAGTTTTTGCGTATGACTGTATTGGCGTTGGTGCTGGTACTGGGTCAACGCTCAAAAACCACGGAAAGACCGGGTATCACAAGTTTCACGCGGGCGAAGCGCCATACAAGCCAGACCAAGAGTACGCACCAAAGATCACCAACAAGGACAAGTTCGAAAACCGCAAGGCGCAGGCATGGACTGACGTTGCTGACAGACTGAAGAAAACCTATAACGCAGTCGTTAAGGGTAGGCCGATTGAACCGCATGAGATAATCAGCATCAGCTCAAAACTCCACGAGCTGGAAACCCTGAAGGCCGAACTGGCAATGCCTCACCGCGTTACATCGGCAAACGGCAAAGACATGGTTGAAAAAAAATCAGTGATGAAAAAACGCCTGAAGATAGACAGCTCGCCCGATCTGGCTGATGCGTTTATAATGGCAGCATGCCCGCACCTTGCTGACAAAAAAGAAGAGTTCGGCCCGATCGATTTCAGTTTTTACGGTGGATGATATGAGTGGCGTAACAACGACAAACCCGCAGTATGATGACTACAAATACCTGTGGTGGTGGATGCGTCACGCTGTGTCTGGTGACGTAAAAGGTGAGCGGCAATCTGGCCGCAGCGTCTCAGGCGCTCCTGGTGTCGTAGTAACAAACGGATACGATGAAAAGTATTCCAGAACGTACAACGTCCGAGAGGCATTCCTTCCGTCTGAGTTCGCTGTCACAGACCCGGAGCGTTATCTAGGGTATTTGCGCAGGGCCTATTATTTCAACGCGACCGGGCAGGCAAGGAAGGCGCTGGTGGGCATGGTGTTTACCAAAGACCCAATCAAAGACGTGCCTGAATCAATGGATTACCTGCTTGATAATTTCGACGGCTCCGGCCAGTCGGTTATGCAGGTTGCAAAACGATGTGAGCGGGAAATTTTAACGGTCGGTCGAGTTGGGTTGTTTGTTGATTACCCGAAGACAGAGCCGGGATTAAGTAAGGATGAAGAACTGGCTATTGGTGTTCGCCCAATTGGCTGCATATACGAAGCCGAATCAATCATCAATTGGAAGACCACCGTATCAAATGGCCGGTCTGTATTGTCGCTAGTGGTATTGCATGAGCAAGTGGATGCTGGTGACGAGTTTGGCCATTCTCTGGAAGATCAGTACAGGGTGCTAAGGCTGCGCAATGGCGTTTATTCGCAAGAAGTCCTGAATGCGTCCGGCGATACTGTGGCGCCTGAGTTCGAGCCGCTTGCTGCTGGAGCTGCGCTTGACCACATCCCGTTTTATTTCATCGGCGCTGAAGACAATATGCCAGATGTTGATGAGCCTGTTTTAAAGGCTCTGGCCGATACAAATGTGGCTCACTACCAGGTAACCGCCGACAACATGGAAAATCTGCATGTTCACGGACAGGTGACGCTTGGCGTTGTTACGAAGCTGGATTATTCGCAGTTCAAAGATGCAAACCCGAATGGTATTAAAGTTGGAGCGAGAACAGGTCATTACCTGGGCGAAGGAGGGCAGCTTGTAACGGCAACCGCCCCGGAATCATCAAGCTTAAGCAAGGCGCTGACTCAGATCGAACAGCAGATGATTTACCTCGGTGGCAAGCTGGTTACTCGTGGTGGCCAAGCCCAGACGGCAGAGGCTGCGCGGATTGAGGCTGCTGCTGAATACTCCGTTCTGGACACAACGGTTAAAAATCTGTCTGAGGCGTTTGAGGCTGCACTGAAAGACATGGCCAGATTTGAGGGTGCAAACCCCGACGATGTTAGTTTTGCGTTTGACATGGACTATATGGGCGGCAATGTTGACCCACAATTAGCTGCAGCCATTACCGGGCTGAAACAGGGTGAAATCATATCGATGGAAGAGGCTGTGGATATGATAAAATCAGGGAAAATACAAATCCCAGAAGGCCGAACGGCTGATGAAATCAAGCAGGCAATTGCTGGTGATTTGATCAATAATTTCGAAGAATAGCGGCGGGGCCGCAAAGCCAAACAACCGGGGGTTACATGGCGAAGTTTAAACTTGAAGATGGTACGGAAATTGAAGCATTCACAGGCGAAGAGGTGGATGCCCGAATCACGCAGGAGACGGCAGGTCTCAAGCTGAAGGTGGACGAACTGCTTGATCAGGTGAAGCCCGCACAGCGTCGAGCGCAAGAGCTGGAAGAGAAGCAGGCTGAAGCCGAACGAAAGCGCATGGAAGAAAACCAAGAATTTCAGGCTCTCTATCAGAAGGAGCAGGAAAAAGCGCGCACTGAAGCAGAAGCTCGCACAAAGCTGGAAGCTCAAATCAGAACAGGGGCCATCGAATCCGAAGCATCACGACTGGCGGCGACCCTGACCCGAGACACGAAACGCGCAGCTCTGCTAGCTGAAAAGTTGGCCAGTGCGGCGGAATATACCGAAAACGGCGTTGCGTTCAGTTTGGGCGGTGTTGCTGTTGACACTGAAGCAGTATTACAATACGCGCAAGAAGAGTACCCCTTCCTGGTTGACGGGAAAGGAAGCACTGGCGGCGGGGCCAATGGTGGAAGCGGCGGGGCCGCGCAAAAAGGCGACATTGGCGGGAACCCGTCAGAGCGCCGAGCAGCGATTAAGTCAAAATATCCAGATTTGCCAGACTGAGGAATAACTCATGGC